GTCTCTGACCAATTCTCTCTTCTTTGTTCGTCATCTTTCCATCTTGCATAGCGAGAGAGTGCTATAAAGTTTTGATAGTCAGTTGGTAAGTAATTTTGTATCATTTATGTCTCCTGTATTGTTCTAATATTTTTTATTTTAACACCACCTATATCATATATAAATTCTGTCATGCTTGTTTCTAATTCCTCTGCTACGTTTTGATCGGCAGGCATAGGATATTCTTCTTCATCTACTTGTAATGTTAACATCATTTTAACTCTTACCATCATAGACCTCAATCAATTTATTGAGATACCATTGTGCTTTCTTTAAATCTTCAACACCATTCTTATATCTGTATCTCCATAGATATTTAACTATATTACCCTGTAAATAATAGTCAAAACCGTTAGTCAACATAGCTTCTAAGGCATCTATAGTTTCTATACCTGCTTTATTATAGTGTGCAGGACTATTAACCATATCCTTTTCTTCTTCTTCTTTTAATCTTCTTGCCATATACTCACTATGCCTTTCCATTATGCACTACCCTTTGTGTTTGTTTTAAAAGATAGGTGTATTACATTACCATCTTCATGTGTAATGTCAACCTTTTTCTTCTCACAGGCAGGCTCATGTTCTTCTTTTTCATTAACAAAGTCTTCTAATCTATCTGCTAACTCAACATCTTGTTCCATCAAAGCAACGGTGCTTGCTACAAGCTGACACAAGTGTAATAAATCTTTTCTAGATTCTAAATCCATAGGATTGTTTTGTGATGTGAGTATATTCACTTCCACTTGCCCTGTCCATCTATTATCTTTATTTAAAAAGGGTTGTAATTCTATGTAACAACACTCTGATCTTCTGTCAAATATATTTCTTTTCATTATAGTCTCCTTATTTTTGTACCTCTAAACTTTACAAATTTAGGGTGATTGTTTTTTCCTTTTTCTTTTAACCAATCTTCAGGAATGATTCTGTCATAATATCTAAAACCATATTTAATACACCACTCTCCATAGGTTGATTTTGCTCCTTTGCTTAATTTACTTCTACTATTAGTGAAAACAAATCTAATATCAAGTTTAGGATGTTGTTTCTTTATAGCTAAATGTTTTCTTCTGTCAACTGCTAAAAACCTACCCTTTGTTTCTATTATTATTCCATTCTTTAATATAAAGTCAGGGGTATAGGTGCGATAAGTTAAGTCCTCCCATTCTATCTTAATGCTCTCATATTCATATTTATGCTTTAGCAGTTTAAGATATTCAGAAATCTTATGTTCTAATCCACTCCTATACCCATATTTTAAGGCTTCTCTACGTACCTTGTGAGGAGACACCTATAAGTTTCGCCACGTTATGCCTGTAAAAGGATTGTATGCAGGTGTATAACCTAAGTTCTTTAACTCTTCTTTTACAGCTTCGTCAGCTACCTTTCTTGCTTCCATAGCATCACGCAAACCTGCTGTACGCATTTCACGATACTCTTTTTTTGCTTCTGCTAATTGCTTTTCCATTTCTTCAATATTAGCTTTTAATTCGTCAAGTGTTTTACTCATTTGTATACTCCTTTCTTAACTCAACATATGACACAATTTTAGGAAACTGTGCCTTAGACATTACCGATGGTAATTCTTTTAAATTTTCCCAACAAGAAGTTTTATAATCACAGAAATTACAAGTAACTCCTAATATTTTATTACCTGTTGGTTTACCTCTAAAGGTTTCTTCTATAGGTTCAAAGCAACGTGCAAACTCATTGTGTTTTACAGTCTCCACTGTTGCTCTAATCTTTAGCATTTCTTGCTTTTCATTGGCATTACTTGCCGACACGTACTTAAATTTACCATTTGCTTTATTAACTACCCACCAACCACCAATCTTTTTCTTGGCAGCTTTTGCATAGCCTACTAACTGACTAACATAACCAAATGGATCGCCTTCTTTTAGAGTTTCGTAGGACTCAAACTTATTATCATAAGACCAAGCAGAAGCTGACTTAACATCATCAACTGCTCCATCTATAACTAAGTCATACGTGCCTGATACATTAGTACCATCTATATCTAATGATACATTTTCAGGCTCTTCATATTTAACTCCTGCACCTTTTAGTAAACCTTTAAATACTGCTTCAACAATATCTCCTAACATCATGTTCATCATAAAGTTATTAGGTTTACTAGATGCTTCTTCAGGCTTGTTTTTATCAAACCACAGTTGGCAGGTGGGTCTACCTAAATTAGACATACGTAATCTGAAGTCACCTCGTTTGACTACCCCACCAAACTGCTTTCTAAGTGCATCTTTTACGTCATTACCTACTTGTTCAATTACTTCTTCTGACATAGTAGACTTACCATTTATAGCATCAGACATATATTGATGCACTTGCAGTTCAGCAGGGTGATTCATTATGCTACTCCTTCTTCTAGTTCAACATCTATAAACTGCTCAACAGTTTCAATGTCTTCCTGAGAAGATTCCTTTTGGTTAGCATATGCCTTTTCATCCCAATCTTTATAGATGTAGTCATTAAAGTTCTTGACCCAATCAATAAAATCAGAGAATAGCTTTTGATCTTCATTACTAATATCTAAAGATTTAGTCATATCTATTTTGGCTACAGGTGTATAGAAAGAACTACCATTTGGTAATGGGTTCTCCTCTGTCTGCTCAAAATAAATATTATGTTGTAGTGGTAATCTCTGCTTCTTTGTAAACTGAGCAAACTGATCCCCTACTGTCTTATAGGCATCCTTATTATCTATCTCCCATATGAAAGGAAGTGATTCTACGGAAACATCATCTCCGTTTGCATCCTTTGCACCTATTAATTGCACAGTACCAAAAACAACCCTTACTCGTTTTATTTGTCTTATTAAGTCCTGCATATCAGAAGGTAATGCCTTAAAGTCTTTTACATAACCTGTAGGTTTGCCACAGTTAAACTTACCTGTATTATCTTTCAAATCCATATTAAGATTATCAGCCATAATAGTTCTTTGATAAGTGCCTTTAGGCTCTCCTTGCTTGGCATTAGTATTTGCCACGTACCTTCTATACATAAATCTCTGCATATAGGGTCTTACCGACATCTCATTAGCATAATAAAACGTAGACTTATCTCCATCTAAAACTTCTAGACGATATGCTCCACCTTCTATTACCTCTATCTTTTTGGTCTTGCCATTGATCTCTTCCGTTCCCATGAGGGGAGAGTGCCATATTCTTAATCTGTTAAGATTGTTACTCTTTTTAGGAGCACTGCTACCTTCTCCTGCAATACCCATAGCTTTAGCCATAGCACTGTAGTTATTGGTATCTATAGTCATTATATCTGTCATTCATTTTCCTTTCTATTTACATAAGTTCCGTAGTTATATCACGCAACATCTTTAGTGTCAAGCCAATTATCACCTATTTTTGCTTCTAATAATAATGGCACATTAAACTCAATCTGAAACTGCCTTTCTATAATATTTTGCAGATCATTATTAAGTTTCTTAATTATATATAGCACCTGATTAATTTCTTCAGGATGAATATCAACTACTACAGAATCATGTACAGAGTTAACTATGCAAGATTTATGGGTAGATAATAATTTCTCCATGTGTATTAACACAAGAGGTACTATATCAGCAGTAGCGAATGACTGCACAGGATAATTTTTTATCTGTGTAAAGTGACTAACACTGCCATTTCTTCTTCTCTCTACATCAGGGAAAGCAAACTGTCTACCTGATGGGGTAGTTATCATTCTCTTCTCTAGAGCTTCTTGAGCCAATCTGGAGTGCCATGACTTGATACCTTTATATTTTTCTGTGAACTGTTCATAATATTTTGCTTCAGCAGACGTTCTCCCAAAGCCTGTTGCTCCATAGAGGGGTGCAAAGGTATGAGCTTTTGCTTCTTGCCTAGTAGTTTTCTGACCTGATTCCGTAATGACAGAAGCAGTGTATGCATGTACGTCAAATCCATCTTCAATCTCCTTCATTGCTATTTTATCTTGTGACAGGAAAGCTGCCGCCCTAAACTCTAGTTGAGCAAAGTCAGCTTCTAATATCTTTCCCCCTTTCCATCTTGATACAAACACTCTTTTAACAGGGAATGTACCACCTCTAGGCATGTTCTGCATGTTAGGGTCTGCACCACTAAACCTGCCTGTAGAAGTTCTGTGCTGTAACAACCTAACGTGTAGTTTCTTATCAGGTTTTACGTATATATTTATGCCCTCTACAAATGAGGACAAATATGTGTCTAGTGCTGATACCCTTTGCAGATCGGTTAAAAAGTTGTATGCATCCTGCCTATTAGTATTTTTAGCTGACCTTTGTAATATTGCCAACATATTCTTATTAACACTAAAACCATTAGCAGTAACCCATTTAGCAGTAGGTGGATTAAACTTAAATCCTGCTACATTCTTAGATGGTTTAAATATATAACCACTACCTTCGCACTTGTCACACTTAGGTTGATTAATATAAGGTGTGCCATCTTTCTTTATCTTTCTAAGTCTACCTGTTCCATAACAATTAGAACACCTAACTGCTGTAGTCTTGTACACAATATCTGAATATTTACTTATGTTATTTATTAAGTCTGCTTTGTTCATATAAGGGTGGAAGTTATTTAACCATGTTGTCTTCTCCTTTGGCTTGCGACTATATATAACCCAAGACATCTGTTCAGGACTATTGAGATTAATAGAGGTATCCCCCATAAGATTAGATACTTGTATACGTAATCTTTTTTCTGTTTCAATCTTCTCTTTCTCAAACTCTGCACGAACCTCTTCTAACTTACCCATATTAACTGCAAAACCTCTTGAATATATCTTAGCTAGTACAATAGACACACTGTTAGTTAATACTACAGTCTCCATCAAGCTACTATACTCAACAGTATTTAGCTTTCTATATAACTCATCAGAGAGTTGTTGAGTTGCATGTAAATCTGCTGACAAATATTCTGATAATTCTTCAGGTGGTATCTCATCTACTCCCATGTCTTTCTTAAAATATTCTTTTAATGTATCTTGCTTCTTCGTATCTAGATCATATCTTTCTGCACATGCTTCTAAAGATAAAGGTTGTTTAATACCTCTCTGTATCACATACTCTGCTAACATAGTATCAAACACACTACCCTCATACTTAAATCCACATTCCCACAACCACATTAAATCGTAAGATATGTTGTGACCTATGAGTATTGTAGCCTTGTCTAGTAACTCCTGTACACCATCAAAGTTATCTCTAAATAAGTATTCTTCTCCTGAATCTGTTAAACATCCCACCATAACTAATTTGTTGGTAGGCTCAAAAGGATCAAGGTGCATCTTGCCATCTCGCTTAGTAACTGTATTTTCTATGTCAAGTGTTAGTTTCATTGTTTATACTCCTTTAATATATAGTTGTCTATAAAATGTTGTATATCTGCTTTATGTCTGTACCATTTATTCTTATACAGATTTCTCCAATTATCATTGAGTAGTGTAACTACAAACTTACCATTAACTAATACAGTGCCACTCTCATAGTCTTCTACATCAAGACCTGCTTCAATTAACTTTATTAGTTTTTTGAGTCTACCAACTTCTCTTTGAGAGGAATTAGAGTAT